CACTTTAATTTAATCAATGAAGGCTTTGAGCCTGACAGTGACGATTATTACTCGCAATTGGACACTCGCGTGGGAAAAGTATATCCTAAACTTATTGGTGCTGAAAATAGCAACGATAATGCTGTACAAAATGGAAGCAGGCCCGCCGTGCAAAGAGTCTCTTCCTCCGCTTCCCCTGGCGGACGGCAACAAACACGAGGCAATAAAAGCGGTGTTACTTTTAGTAATTCTGAAGTTGAAAGGCTTCGAGGCTTAAAGCCGCATAACATGGCTATGGAGACATGGTTACGTCATGTAGCGAAAGAGAAGCAAAAAATCTCAGCAAAGGAGCAAAAGTAAAATGACAGAATCTAAAGCAAACCGTAACTCGCGTGAAAGTGGAGTGCACGATAATCAGACTCGACGTAAACCGTGGCGACCTGTACGAAAGCTGGAAACACCTGAACCACCTCCTGGTTATACCTACCGGTGGATTAGGGAATCTATGTTGGGAGCGGAAGACAGAAGTAACGTCTCCCGCCGCATTAGAGAAGGATGGGAACTCGTAAGAGGCACCGATCTTCCTCCAGAGTGGGCTGAAAGCCTACCGACAATGGATAACGGCAGACATGCTGGCGTCATATATAACGAGGGACTTCTTCTCGCAAAAATGCCTAATGAAACAATTAACGAGCGGCGCGATTATTACGATGGTAAGACTCAAGCAGCTAAAGACGCTCTGGACAATACTATGTTCGGGGATGCTCAAAAAGATAATCGTTATGTTAAGTATGATGCTAAGCGGGATGCCCAGGTAACTTTTGGACGTAGATGAGGTAATTCAAAATGGCGAATAAAGACGCTGCATTTGGAATGAAGCCAGTCAGAATGATTGGTGGTGCACCCTACTCCGGCGGTCAGAGTCGATATCGTATTGCAAATGCATATGACACAAGCATATTTCAAGGCGATATGGTAGCTCAGGTCACTGGTGGTGGAATAGCTGTACATGCTGACGGAGGCACAGTGCCTATCGTTGGTGTTTTTAATGGTTGTCAATTCACGGACCCCGCCTCTGGCGAGCAAGTGTTTAGCAACTTTTTCCCAGCCGATACAGCCGCTGACGACATCATAGCTTTTATTATTGATGATCCGATGGTTGTTTTTGAGATACAAGCTGATATTGCTTATCCTATCGCAGACTTGTTTGGAAACCATGACATCGTTTATACAACGGCTGGTTCTACCAAGACTGGTATCTCTGGAGCTGAATTGAAGGTTTCTGATGGTGGAACTGCCACAACATTGGCTGTTAAAGCTATAGACATCTCTCAAGATCCATCTAACTCAGATGTCGGGTCAGCACATACTAATGTGTTGGTAACTATACAAAACCATCTATTCGGCGTTAAAGGCGCTGGTTTAGCTTAATTAAGGAGAGTAACTAATGGCTATTTCACGAGCACAACTCGCAAAAGAGCTAGAGCCAGGTTTAAACAGCCTCTTCGGTATGAGCTATGACAGCTACGAAAAAGAGTACGAGGAGATCTTTGCTATTGAAGATTCTCAGCGTGCCTTTGAAGAAGAAGTACTGATTACTGGTTTTGGTGCAGCACCAACTAAGACGGAAGGCCAAGGCGTTGTTTTTGACAATGCTTCTGAGTCTTATTCAGCACGTTATACCCACGACACGATTGCCCTGGCATTCGCTCTAACTGATGAAGCAGTAGAAGATAATCTCTATGATTCACTTGGTAAGCGTTATGTTAAAGCTCTCGCTCGCTCTATGGCTAACACCAAAGAGGTTAAGGGTGCAGACGTACTTAACAATGCATTCTCTGCAAGCTTCACTGGAGGAGATGGTGTTTCTATGATTAACACTGCTCACCCATTGGCTGGCGGCGGAAATGCAGCTAACCGTGCAACTACTATGTCGGACTTGAACGAGACTTCTTTGGAAGATGCGTTGATTGATATCAGCACATTTACCGATGATAAAGGTCTTACTATCTCAGTCCAAGCCACTAAGTTGGTTGTACCTCCTCAGCTAGTGTTTGTTGCTGACCGTATCCTGAACTCGCAACTGCGTTCTGGTACTGCTGACAACGACGTAAACGCTATCAAGAACACAGGCGTTTTGCCTGGTGGCTACACGGTCAATCATTACCTGACTGACCCTGACGCCTTCTTCTTGCTTACTTCTGTCACTGAAAGTGGCGAAGGTCTCAAGATGTTCCAGCGTACTGCTATGGAAACCAATATGGAGCCTGACTTCAGCACAGGAAACATTCGATATAAGGCGCGTGAGCGTTATTCGTTTGGTTTCTCTGACTGGCGTGGCATTTACGGGTCGCAAGGCGCGTAACAACCATGTTGTATCTAAAGGGACCTTCGGGTCCCTTTTTTTATGCTTTGCTTTTTTCTGTCATTCCTTTAAACTGATATAACCGTGAAAACTTATTTCACACCGACAGACACGGCTGACGCTTACGGAGACGGTGTGAATACAATCTCTCGTAAGGAGAAATAAAATGAGCAATACAACTTTTAGCGGGCCAGTGCGCTCGCAGAATGGTTTTTCAGATATCACAGTAGCTGCCAACACTGGCGTTGAAACTACTAACTCTACTTATGGCAACAACGCTTCTATTGGCGGTACTCTTAAAGCTAAACGCTCTGTAGTCAAAACTTGGGAAGCCACAGCAGCAGTATCAGATACTTTAGCTATTGCTGATTCCGGTGCTATTGTTCTGATTCACGGAACCCTAGATAATGTTATTACTTTACCCGCCGCCGCTACTTCAACAGAAGGCGCGTATTTTGACTTCTTAGTAACTACCGCTGTAGGTTCTGGTAAAACAACGACTATTGCTATTCCTGCTGCAACAGGCAGTACTTTCTTGGCTCAAACGCAACTAGCAGCAGGTACTGCGGCTAACCCCGTTATTACAAACTCAGGTGATACTTTTACCTTTGTAGCTGGTTCAGGAATAGGGTCTAGGTGCCGTATTACTTGTATCACTGCGGTAACTGGTGGTAAGCAAGTATGGATGGCAAGCTCTGTAGGCACGCCTATCTCCACAGTAGGGTAATCAGCTTAAATAGAATGAGGCGGAGGGCCTATCGGTCCTCCAACTCTTTAGGAGAAATTTATGGCTTTTAAGTCAGACGTTAAATCAGTCTTTAAGACAGCTGGGGTTGCAGCCGATCCAAATGGAATATCTGCCACAGCAGGAGTCGGAAATAACGCAGCACTTGTAATCGGCGGCGCGTTGGCTTCTGGCGGTGCAGTGGCATTAAATGCAGGGCAGCTTGTAACTATACTTTCCGCTGGAGACGACTCAGGTAAATCTTTCACTATTGTCGGCACTGATATTACGGGTGCTGCCTTGACAGAAAGTCTTACAGGTGCAGATGACGCAACGGCGACCAGTGCAAACTTTTTCAAAAGTATCGCTTCTATAACCGCTGTTGGTAATCCAGCCGGTAATGTTACAGCAGGAGTTTCGGCTTCTTGTGCGGACATTATATTTGGTGGAAGAGCTCGGTTAAAAGGTTCTTACATTGTTAGTTCAGCAACAGCTGGAACCATTAAGTTTAGAGACGCTTCAATAACAGGTGAGATTCTAGTGGAATTTGGGACTGTTGCTAGTGCCACAGCTACTAGAGATATTACTATGCCTGATGAGGGAGTATTGTTTACCGGCGGAATCTTTATCACCTACACAGGTGCTACTTTTGCGTCCATGACAACCTTCCATGCGTAATGGCTACAACCGACGACGTTAAGAGAACGAAGTCTGGGAGACTTACCTATAGTGGTGAGTCGTTCCCTGGCTATAACAAACAGGTAAGGACGCCAGGAGCCAAGAAGAAGTTTAAGGTTCTTGCTAAGAAAGGCGACCAGGTAAAGCTGGTTCGCTATGGCGATTCTAAAATGAGTATTAAATCTGACCAGCCTGCACGGAAGAAGTCTTTTCGTGCTAGGCACAACTGCGATGCGGTGCAGAAGAAGAAAGATGTTTTCGCACCATCGTACTGGTCCTGCAAAAACTGGTGATAAATTATGAGTCAAATGCCTGGTGATATGGGTTCAATTATACTGGCGAGAAACAACTCTCCAGAGGATTTTAAGAGATTTCAGGAATTAAACCTTCCTGAACCTAATTTGCCTCGACCAGGTGGCGAAATGCCGCAAATGCGGACTATGGACTTTCAAGATGCTAACCGTAATGGTATAGATGATCGTGATGAGGCTACTGGCGGTCCAGCTCCTATGCCAGGCGGTCCTGTCATGGGCTACCCAGAGCAGAGATTTCCGCAGCCCCAGCCTCTGCCAGGTGGGGGTCTTTTTGACAGACTTCAGCCAGTCAAGCCACCAGGATTACCACAACCTCCTCGTATGGATGTGGGTGAGCCGGTAAGTCCGCCACTTGGCAGTATCGTTGCTCGGCCAGGAATAATGCCTGGGCAGCCGGACCAAAGAATGCCACCGCGCCCACCAGGTGCTGGGTCTCTTTTTGACACGCCTAATAAGAATGACTATAACCGTCTACTGGCTAATGCTTATCAAGATCAATACCGTAACGCCCCAAGCCCGTATGCAGCGCAAGCCGACTATCTAATGAATCGTCCGGTTTTTGATCGTGGTCCTAGGACTGACGATCCAATGTTTGCGTTTCGAGCAAAGGATGATCCTTTTGCTGCAATGAGAAGACAGCAGCCTGTTAGAGATGAGGCAAACGCCGCAGCAGCCGCTGCTGCCAAGGCACAACAGGATAAGCTTGCAGCAGACGAAGCTGCAGCAGCCCAGGCTGCACTTGATGCTACCACTGCAGAAGAAGCTGCAGCAGCTAAAGCTGAACAAGAAAGAATTGCTGCAGAGAAAGCTATTGCTGCTCAAGCAGAGACTGACAGGGTTGCTGCAGAAGCAGCCGCTGCTCAAGCTGCGGAAACTGCCGCGGCTGCCGCTGCACAAAAAGAAGCTGCCGATGCTGCTGCTGCAACACAGGCTGCTGCAGAAGCAGAATCTTTGCGGATTGCTAAAGAAGCTGAGAATCAGAGACAGGCTGACCTACAGGCGCGTCTTGCTGCAATGGAAGGCCAGTTTGGCGACTTTAATGGACGCTTTGGTAACTTTGATCCCGCAGCAATACAGGCTAACATTGCTGCAGCACAGGCTGCGTCTGCTGCTAATGCTGCAACTATTGCAGACACACCAGCAGTGGACCCAGACTTGCAATCTCGTATTGATGCCATGCAAGGACAGCTAGGTGACTTTAGTGGACGCTTTGGCGGCTTTGATCCTGCAGCTCTTAGAGCGCAGATTGAAGGTCTTAGTTTAGGCGATGGCGCAGGCATAGGAAACGAAGGAGGAGCTACCGCCCCTGGTTTTGTGGCGCCTACTGATAGGACTGTGCAAAAAAGCAGAGAAGGCGTTGTTGGTCGTAACCTTGGCGGAATGGACAAAGATGCTATTAGAGCTCGCATTGACGCTTTGCAAGGCGGCACACCTAAGCCGCAGATAGATCCTAGCTCGCTATTTAGTGATCCTGGTTTAGGTGGCGGACCAGTGCCTCGTCCAGGACCAGCCCCTAGGGTAGATAACCCAAGAGTAATGCCAGCACCTGCACCTGCCCCATCCGGTGATTTCCAGTCTAATGTTGACTTTATGAACCAGATGGCTACGCAGAACGCCCAGGTAGGATCAGACGGCCAGGCGGTAATGCCTAGTTATAGTTATGATCCTGCAACAAACGAGTATGTGCGAGATTCTTCGGCCTTTGGTTTGACAGGTGACACGGCTATCACTCGGTACAGTCCTGAAGAATTTCAGCAGGAATTTGGGCGCACGCTGAGTAAGCAGGGTTCTGCAGCGCCTAAGCCTAAAACCATGCCTAAATCCGCGCCTAAAGTTATAGCTGGACCTAAGCCTAAAGTAATAGTAGACCCTGTAAATCCAAAACCAAAACCTGTGCCTCGCGGAAAAATAACCGATAGACGCAAAACTAAAAGAGGAAGAAGATAATGAATAAGAAAAGTATGCCTGGTTACAAAGACGGTGGTTCTGCAGCTAAAAGCAGAGGCGGACCTAAAAACAATAACTGCGGTTTGTTTGGCCGTGTTCAAGGTAAAATGAATGGCGGCGCTATGCAGCCTATGGGTGGGCGTCAGAACCTAGCTAATGAAGAGACTAACCGCCCTAACTTCGGTAAGGACATGAAAAACTACGACTACAGAAACGCAAGCAAGGACATGGGTAGAGCGGCCCCAATGAAACCTCCTGGCGGTATGAAAGGCGGCGGTATGCCAAACATTAGTAATAAGCTGCGGAGACCCTAATGGCTGTTAGCGGAACTAAGACATTTGAGCTAGATGTAGCTGAATACGTTGAGGAAGCATTCGAGCGATGCGGCCTTGAGCTGCGTACTGGTTATGATCTCAAGTCCGCTAATCGCTCTCTAAACCTGATGTTGGCAGAATGGGCCAACAGAGGGTTAAATCAGTGGACGGTTGCCCAGAAGGCAATCCCTATGGTTCTGGGGAGCGTTGAGTACAATGTAGACGCCGTAAATCCTACAGCGACTATTGATGTCTTAGATGTTTTTGTGAGAGAGACTATTGGCGGTAGAGCAACTGACGTTCCGTTAAGCAGGATGTCCAGGGCTGAGTATTCACACCTGGCTACCAAGACAACTACCGGTAAGCCTAACCAGTTTTATATTAATAAAGCCCTTAGTCCTACTATTACCGTTTGGCCTTCACCTGACAAGAACAGCACCTATACGTTGTACTGTAATGCTCTTACCAGGATGGACGATGCTGGCGCTGGTGCTAACACTATGGACCTGCCTTTTCGTTTCTATCCCTGCCTAGCAGCAGGACTAGCTTATTACCTGGCGCTCAAGAAGGCACCGGAGAAAGTTGGCATGCTAAAGCAGATGTATGAAGAAGAATTTCAAAGAGCATTGTCGCAAGATGAAGAGCGGGCGTCGTTTAGAATTGCACCCGATTTACGCGGATATAACATTGCCTAATGGCTTTTGCATCTAATAAAAGAGCATACGGAATCTGTGATATCACAGGGTTCCGTTATCGCCTAAAAGATATGAAGAAGACCTGGGACGGTCTTTTAGTGGGACCGGATCAATGGTCCCCTAAAGAACCGCAGCTCATGCCAAAGCCTACGCCTATAGATCCGCAGGCATTGAAGGACCCAAGACCGGACCCATCTTCAGATGGAAATGACAACACCGTATTCACCATGTACGCAAGCGTTGGTGATGGTATTTTAGGCACAACTTTGCAAACATTTGCAATAGGTGCTAGTGTAGGATCTGTGGAGGTAACTACAACATGAGCTTTACATTAGCGACTTTAAAATCTACGGTGCAAGAGTATTTGCAGGTAAATGAGACCACGTTTAACAGCAGCCTAGACGAATTTATTAGGGAATCAGAGGATCGTATATTCTCTATGGTTCAGCTGCCAGAACAGCGCAGGAACGTCCAGGGAGTAACAACCCAGGGAAACCGGTTCTTATCTACTCCTTCAGATTTTCATGCACCCTTTTCTGTGGCGGTTATTAAATCAAACATATATTCTTATCTGTTGTTTAAGCACCCGTCATTTATAAAAGAATTTAGCCCTGACTCTACTGTTACTGGAAAGCCCAGGTATTACAGCTTGTTTGACAATAGCGCATTTGAGATATCTCCGGTGCCTGACGAAGCTTACACTGTAGAGCTGCATTACCTGTATAAGCCCGCCTCATTGACCGCGGGTGCTGATTCAGGCACTACTATACTGTCTACGAAGTATAGCGATGCTTTGTTGTACGGCACATTAGTTGAGGCTGCGGTGTTTCTTAAAGAAGCTCCAGATGTGGTTGCCACCTTTGAAACTAGGTTTAAAGAAGCCCTCACTCGCATGAAGAACTTGAGCGAAGGCCGAGAGACCAGGGATGAGTACAGGTATGACTTACTAAGAACGGGTGTTACTTAGATATGATGAAAGACAATATTGACTTTGGCTTGGGGCAGGTAATGGTTTCAACCACAAATAGCGGTGGCCATGATCCAGAGTTTTGGGCTGAACAAGCTACAAATAAAATTTGTGGGATATCAGAACAAGCAGCCCCGCATATTAAAGAACAAGCGTTGGCTTTCAGAGCGGCGGTTTATAATGTAATATTGGCAGGTATGAGAAGCGCAATTGCTTCTGACCGTGTTACAGTGTCCCATAAACTAAAAGAAATTGGGCATAGTGACGTTGCCAAATTTATTAAGGAGCTGTGACAATGGCTATAACTTCAGCAATATGTAATTCTTTCAAGCAAGAGCTCTTGGTTGGAACGCACAACTTTACAAATGGTGCTAACAGCTTCAAGCTGGCGCTATACACTTCCTCTGCAAGCTTAGGCGCAGGCACAACGGCGTACACAAGCTCTAATGAAACAAGTGGAACTAACTACTCAGCAACAGGATCTGCGCTAACAAATGTAACACCTGTTCTAGCCAGCACTACTGCCGTGTGTGACTTCAATGACTTGACCTTCTCTAATGTTACAATAACCGCTCGCGGTTGCTTAATTTATAACGACACGAATTCAGATAAATCTGTTTGTGCGATTGACTTTGGCGGAGACAAGACTTCAACTGCTGGCGACTTCACTATTGTATTTCCAACGCCAACAGCTTCGGGCGCGATTATAAGATTAGCGTGATAGCTGATGCCGCTATCAAAGATAGAATTTCAGCCTGGCATTAACAAAGAAGCCACCGATTACAGCGCCCAGGGCGGCTGGGTTGACGGCAATCTTGTGCGTTTCAGAAAGGCCCGCGCTGAGAAGATAGGTGGCTGGCTTCAGCTGGGCACTCAATACTACTTAGGTCTTGGCCGTGCCATGCACAGCTGGATCTCTCTGGGTGGCACCAGGTTCTTAGGTATAGGAACTACCTTCAAGTATTACGTTGAAGAGGGTGACGCTTACAATGACGTAACCCCCGTAAGACTTGTAACCAGTGCTGGCGATGTAACCTTTTCTGCGGCTAATGGCTCTTCCACCCTTACTATTACAGACACTGCACATGGTGCGGTGACTAATGACTTTGTTACCTTTAGCGGAGCAGCAACTCTTGGCGGCCTTGTAACGGCTGCAGTATTGAATCAAGAGTATCAAATTCTGTTGGTTACAGGCACAAACACTTATACGATCACAGCAAAAGACACTAGCGGCAATACTGTTACTGCTAACAGCAGCGATTCCGGCAATAGCGGTGGAAGCACTGTAGGCACATACCAGATAAACGTGGGCCTAGATACTTATGTAACTAGTACCGGTTGGGGTGTAAATACCTGGGGTGCAGGTACGTTTGGATCGGCCAGTGCAATTTCAGCAGTTAATCAGCTGCGTCTTTGGACCCATGACAACTTTGGTGAGAACTTAATCATCAACCCTCGCGGTGCAGGCATTTACCGCTGGAAAGAAAACGATGGTGTATCGGTAGTGGCTAAAGAGCTATCTACCCTCTCCGGTGCTAACCAGGTCCCAACGGTTGCTCTCCAGGTTATTACCTCAGAGACTGACAGACACCTTGTCGTATTAGGCTCTGACGGCCTGGATTCAAGTGGTGTGCGTACCGGCATTATTGATCCCATGCTTGTATCCTTTAGTGATGCAGAATTTGAATTGGAGTTTGAGGCTCTAGCCACTAACTCAGCAGGTGATGTACGATTAAGCTCCGGTTCCTTTATTGTGGGCGGCCTAAAGTCTAGGCAAGAAATTCTAATATGGACCGATACCAGCCTATACAGCATGAACTTTATTGGACCGCCGCTGACGTTTGCTGTCAACCTGGTCAATGAAGGCGCTGGTCTTATTGGGCCCAAGGCTGCAGTAAATGCGTCCAACGGTGTGTATTTTGCGTCCAAGACAGGTTTCTATCTCTACACAGGTGCGGTAAAGAAACTACCGTGCAGCGTGCAGGAGTATGTATTTGAGGACCTTGATTTAAGCCAGGCATTCAAGTGCCACATGGGTCTTAACTCAGAGTTTGGTGAGATGTGGTTCTACTATCCCTCTAAGGAAGACGGCACTGGCGAGATTAGCCGGTATGTCATCTACAACTACGAAGAGAATACCTGGTCTATTGGCTCATTGGTTAGATACGCCTGGCTGGATGCCGGTATTGAGGATCTTCCTATATCTGCAGCGCAAGAGTCTGGGCAGAGCCTTATCTACAATCACGAGACTGGATTTAACGATAACAAGGCTGCCATGACCAATGTATTCATTGAGTCAGGTGATATGGCTATTGGCGATGGAGATAGCTTCTCCTTTGTTAAGCAGATCATTCCAGATGTTGCCTTTATAAAAGATGGCACCCAGAGCAACAGTCCTGCAATGAACATTGTCCTGAAGAGACGAGATTTCCCAGGGCAATCATTGACAACTGACTCCACGACTAAGGTGACTGAAACCTCTACATTAAGCGGCGTAAGGAGCAGAGCTAGGCAGCTTGTATTCCGGTTTGAGTCAGACGACGATGGAAACATTAGCGACCAGCTAGGATATAAGTGGAGGCTGGGCTCTACCAGGATTGCAATTCAACCAAGTGGTAGAAGGGCATGAGCAAGCTGCTGGAGACTAGGCTGCCATTAGCTTCTGGCGGTTTTGGCGACGATGTAGACATAGATACATTTAACCGATTAGTCCGAGTGCTTGAGCTAAACCTCGGCGCCATTGATATTACAATATCGCCGCATTTTAACGCCACACAAATTAGTACACTTCAGTTTGCAACGGGTGCTATAATCTTTAACTCAACTAACCAAATACACCAGGCTTTTGATGGAAATGCGCTGCGAGACTTGTATTCCCACCAGACCTATCCAGCTGGTCAGGTAATCACATCCGGCTTGGGAACTGTAACGGTAAACACGCCATGAATATGAAATTAGAAGACCAGCTTTTTAACAGCGTTCAATCAGAGATGATGAATCCTGGAACTCCTGCAATGTTTGCAGACGGGGGCGAAGTTGATATGTCTCCCGCTCAAATGGCATTGATGGCTCAAGCTCAAGAAGCTTCTGTTGAATCCGCAATAACACAAGATCCTAAAGCAGACATCGCTGCTGCCATCGAAGAATTGATGATGCAGGCGCAGATGACTGACGACCCCACTGAGCGCCAACAATACGAACACTTAGCTGAAGCAGCTATAGTTGGTTCTAATGCGCCTATGGCTGAGCAAGCTATTGCCCTGGCTAACGAAGGTCGAGGTGATGACACAGCTCTTGCCCACCTTAGACCTGGCGAAGTAGTCCTTCCTCCTGAAGCGTTTGAAGATGAAGACTTTGAGCGTGCAGTACAACAACGATTTGA